CCGTGCTGAACCAAGTCCTGAGTGCGCGCGTCGCCGAAGCGAGCGACGATGCGGCTACGCACTTGGACCCGTCGCGGAAGTAGAGCCGCTCTCCTAGCGTCATACCTGATCGCCTTGTTGGGGCCGGTTCATCCGGCGTCGGCGGACTCGCTGACCGTGACGGTCGGTCCCGACACGCCGTTCGTTGACTGGACGGTGACGTTCGTCGAGGGCGACGTGCTCGATATCACGGTGAGCACCGGGGTCGACTGCGAGTTGAACTTCGCTGTCACGCCTGACCCGTTCCTGTTCCTGCTTGATGAGTCGGGGAACGTGGACTACTCGGATGACGACGGGGCGCACAACCCGAGCGGCGACTGTTACTCGTCGCGTCTGTATGTCGCCGAACCGGTCGGGACGTTCACGCTTCGGTTCGACACGTTTCAGCGGACGGACATGAACGCCGCTGTGCCCGAGGGCAGTTGGACGGTGACGTTCGGTGAGGACTCGTGGACTCCGACGACGACGACAACGACGACCGCCGCCCCCACTACGACCACCACCTCAACGACCACGACTACGACGGAGGCACCGCCATCTACCACTACGACCACGACGACCCAGGCTCCGGCGATAACGACGACGCCTCCTACTACGTCCACCTCAACATCGTCGACCACCTCGACGACCACGACGACCACGACCACGACGACTTCGACGACGACCCTGCCGCCGACGACCTTGCCTCCGCCGCCGCCGACGCTGCCGCCGACGACTTCGACGACGACGACCTCGACGACTACCTCAACCACGACAACAACGACGACCTCGACGACGGTCCCGCCGACGACTAGCACCACAACGCTCCCGCCGGTCACGACGCTTCCCCCGACGACCACTACCGTCCCCGCAACGACGTCTACAAGCTCCACAACGAGCACGACGTCCACGACGACGACTAGTACGACCCTCGCGCCTACGACGACGTCTACGACGCTCCCAGAGCCTGTCGTGGAACCGGACCCCAACGAGGTCGAGTTGGAACCGGACCCTAATGTCGTCGAGTTGGAACCGGCAGTCGCTGCTGACTTGCCCGACGACCTCGACGTGGCCGTGGTCGAAGCGATCGTCGCCGACCTCGACGAGGACGAGTTGATCGAGTTCGAGGACTCGCTGGTAGCGATCATCGACGGCGGCCAGGACGCCGAGTTCGTCGAAGACGTCGCGGTCGTGTTGGAGACGATCATCGACATCGACCCGGACGAGGAACTCGCCGACGACGAGATCGAAGCCCTCGTTGAGACGTTCGAGGAAGTGGTAGAGGCTGAAGCGTTCGAGCAGCTCGACCTCGATCAGATCGGTGCGCTCGGTGACCAGATCAACGAAGCGCCCGATGAGGTGAAGGAAGTGTTCGAGGAAGCCGCAGCGGACGAGATGTTCGACGGCACCCTCGACGACTACGTCGCTAGCAACTCGACGATCGACAACGGCGAACGCCGCACCGTCATCGCAGTCACCGCCGCTTCGACCGCCGCGCTCGCTATGCCACGACCGACACCGCCACCCGCCCCGACCGCTGGACCATCCTCCCCCTCGGGACCGTCCGGCCCGACCCGTAGAAGGAACCGCTGATGCGTTACGTCCGTGAGATCTTCATCCTGTCCTGGACCCTCGCCGGGTCCGCCTACATCCTTGCCACGTTGCCGCCCGGTAGCGACACGTTCCGCTACGCCGCGATCATCACTTGCGTCGCGTTCGTGATGCACATGATCTCGGTCGCCCTAGATCGAGAGGACGGCGACGGCTAGCCTGTCGGCCATGTTCTCTTCCAGCTTGTTCAAGGACTCCGCCGAGCGTGCAGTCGCCACCTTCTGCCAGACGCTGATCGCCCTGATCGGCACCGATGGTGCCGGGGTCGTGTCGATCGACCTGCTCGACGCTGTTCAGGCGTCGGTCGTGGCCGGTGTGCTCAGCATCCTGAAGTCGTACGCGGCGATCAAGGGACCGATCGGCGGCGAGAACCCGTCGATGGTCGACCTCGACGAAGACGCATGAGCAAGATCCCGGTCACGTCGAGCCGGGTCAAGATCGAAGGCCTTCACCCTCGCTTCATTGCGAGGTTGGAGGCGTTCTTCGCTGATCCTCGGATCGCGAACCGGGTCGCTGTCGTGTCCGGTGTTCGTTCCTACGCTCAGCAGAAGTACCTGTACGACGGGTACAAGGCTGGCAAACGCGGCTTCAACCTCGCAGCGAACCCTGACCGGAAGCTCCGCAACGGATTCCAGGGCTCATACCACATGTCCCAGCCTGCGTTCGGCGGGTTCGGGTACGCCGTCGACTTCCGCATCGTTGGTAAGGGGATCACGACGGGCGAGGTGAAAGCGATCGCCGCCCAGTACGGGATGCACGCACCCGTCCGTAGCGAGTGGTGGCATCACACTCCGGGCAGCGTCCGAGGCAACGAGTTCGAGTGGCTGCCCTTCGACGCGTCCGCCGAGCCGCCTCACGTTGCACCCGAGAACATTCTCGCCGAGGTCGCCAAGTTCGTCGAAGCGTGCAAGAACACCGTCGTTCGCAAGCGCGACCGTGGTCCGGTCGTCGAGTTTCTTCAGACGCAGCTCGATAAGAACGGGCACCGGCTGACCCGTAAGGGCAAGGCGGGTGCCGGGATCGACGGCCGTTTCGGCCTTATGACCGACAAGGCGGTCCGTCAGTTTCAACGGGACGAAGATCTCACTGTTGATGGGATCGTCGGCCCGGCGACCTGGGCTGCGCTCCTCGACTGACCCATGGAGATCTGGGTCGCCGTCATCTCCGGCGGGTTCATGCTGGCAGGCATCGCGTTGACGGCGGCGTTCCAGTTTCGGCAGCTCCGCCACGAGAACGAAGCGCAGCACGGCAAGTCCCTGGCGCTGCTATCACGCGTCGATGAACGCTCGGCGATTACTCTGGACCGCGTCGAGACCGTATCCGAACGGCTTGACGATCATCTGGAGGCGCATCGTGTCGAAGGCAGAAGCATTCAAGGCGGGCTACTCACCGACGAGGCGAGCTAGTTACGTCCGCATCATGGAGAAGCTCGAAGCCAGCGATCCCGACTTGCTAGTCGCACTTGAAGATGCGTTGGCTGACGAGTCTGCGTCGCTCGCTGCGATTCATCGAAGTCTGCGAGACGTCGGCGTCGACATTGGTTATTCGTCGCTGATCCGATGGCGAGATCATGTCCGCGGCTGAAGAGTTCACGCGGCTGACGGCTCACCACAACGGGCCGGATCGTCCGCCACCCGGCTGGGAGCCGGGGCACGTTGTCGACCACGAGAACGGCCACGCCGAGTTCACGGGCTTGTCGACAACAGACGCGATCGACCCCGACGAAGCGTCGATCCTCGCGGAGATGCGACTCGACCCGGAAGAGTGGTCAATCAAGCCTGGATCGCTGCAAGTACGGAAGTGGCAACAGAAGGCTGGCAGCGGCGAGTGGTGTTGGTATTACCGTCTAACGGCTCTCAAACGCTCTAGAGCGGCGCGAGATCTCGACGCGCTCGTCGCCGCGCTACGTCGTCGCAAGCGCTCTACGGCGCTTGAGAGCCGTCTAGGAGGCCAGATCTGGGCGACGTCTGACTGGCAGATCGGTAAAGCGGGCACGATCGAACACGTACTCGACACGATCGGCGAGTTGCCCGCGCGCTTCGAGCGTTCGTGGAAGCAGTCGGGCAAGCCGGGCGAGATCGTCGTCGTGTTCGGCGGAGATCTCGTCGAGTCGTGCAGTCCGCACTTCTACGGCAGTCAGCAGCTTTACTCCGTCGAGATGAACGACAGAGAGCAGCGAGCGGTCGTGCGCGAGGGCGCGATGGCGATCATCGACAAGGCGTCGACGCTCGTCGAGCAGGTCACGGTCGTCGCTGTGCCCGGCAACCACGGCGAGAACCGTCACGGCAAGCGCGATTCGATCGTCGGCGACAATGTTGACGTCGCAGCGATCGATGACTGCCGCTGGGCGTGTCGAGATCTTTCCGCCTACGACCACGTACGGTGGGCAATACCGGGCGAAGATCTGACGGTGTGTGTCGAAGTCGACGGGCTACGGCTCGGCGTGTTCCACGGCCATCAGGTCAGCGGCCAGGGCAAGGTGCAGGCGTGGCACGACAAGCAGGCTGGGAACCATCGCCCGATCGGCGCTGCCGACCTGCTGATCTCCGGCCACTACCACAGCTTCCGCTGCGAGTGGCTCGGCCCGCGCACGTGGGTGCAACTCCCGTCCGAAGATGCGGGGTCGCCGCAGTACGCCGAAAGTGCCGGGGCTGGCGCACGCCGTTCGGGGTCGGTCACGATCGACGTCGAGTCGGGAAGCGTCGGCGACGTGCGAATCGTCTAGGCGTGACGTCGCAGAGGCTTCGGTTCGCCGAGTCGTTCGGGCCGGTTCGCCGAGTCCCGCCACGCTAACCGGCACGTCTGCGAGCAGAAGTACCAGCCGACCGCGAGGTCGCCGCACCACTTGCACTCGTATCCGTCAGCGTCGTCTGCCACACTCCGACACTACCTCGGCGGGTCGTCTCGACGCTGCGCCCATACGACGAGGATCGCCATGTAAGCGCAGAGCGTTACGAGAGCGACGAACGCGTAGCAGTAGCTCACGACGCTTCGTCGAGCAGCTTCACGATCGCGAGACGAACTGCTGCGGATCGAGTAACACCCTGCTCCTTTGCGTAGGCGTTCAGTTGCTCGATCAGGCTCGTGTCCATCTGCGCGGAGATCATGTCTTTGCCTTTAGTCATTGCTGTTCCTTTCGGGGGTGCGAGTCGTCCACGCGAGAGCGAGTCGACCCGACGGGTTCGGTAGTTGGATCTGTTGACCGTGACGCATCGCCGGAGCGATCTGGTCGTGTTCTTCTCGAAGCGTACGCACCCAGCGGCGCGCGGTCTCGGTTCGAGTCGTGAGGTCAGCGTCGACCATCGCCTGAGCGATCTGGTCGTCGGTGGCGGGCCCGTGCTGGTCGAGCCAGTCGAGCACGACGCGGTGGTGGTCGGCGAGCGTGTGGTCGAGTCGCGCTGCGGCTTGCTTCGACGTAGCCGGGTCGCTTCGTCGAACGTGCCGGGTCGGCTCGGTGTAGTCGATCGGGGTCGGTGCGTTCGACGAGCACCAGCCGAGGTGATCACCGGGGAGATCTCGACCGCACTCGAAACAGAAGTCGCTGGTCACTTCGTGCCCCAGCGGCGGGTGCGGTTGGCCTTTGCAGTCGTGTTCTGATTCATGTAGATCTCGTTCTGAGTCATGGCGCGAACGGTGATGCGGCGGGTGCGGCCAGGCGTCTGAATCGTGACCGGAATGTCGAGGCGCTTCGCGTGGCGGCGGATGCTGCTGGCGATGCGGTTGACGTGCAGGTCGGGGCGGACGTCGGGGCAATCCTCGAAGTCGATGACGACTGTGTGCGTCTTCGCCATGATGGCGATGAACTCGGGATAGTCGACAAGCTTCAGGCCGGTGTCGTTGTAGGTCTCGACGTCGGTGATGTGGATTCGGTTGTGGGTGGAGTGGTTCTTCATGTCGACCATCTTACGGTGCGCCTCGAGCGTTATCAACACTACGGCCGCGGATTCTTCGAGCAACGCCGAGTAGAGTCCCACGCATGGCACAACCGAAGGAGACCGCCATGACCCAACAGACTCGTCTCGTCAAACCATTCCGGTCGGGACTCGTACGCAAGAACCCGACAGGCTTCGGCGACTACGTCCCGCACTCGGCCTACGTTGAGCGGATGCTTCACGTCGGGCCCTACGACTTCGAGATCGTCGAGATCATCCGCGGCGAGTACCAGGACAAGTCGAAGCAGACCTCGGTCGGCGTCGTCGGTTGTCTCGCTCGACTGACCGCAACGATCGACGGGATCGAACGAACCGTCGTCGAAGTCGGCGACTGCGAGAATCCGTCGAACTGGCCACACGATGGCGCTCGACTCAAGGACGCCGCCTCGGATTCGTTTAAGCGTTGCTGCATGCGCGGCTTCGGTCTTGGCCTACATCTCTACAGCGGAGCCGACTTCGCCTTGTACGAAGCGCTGCGGGAGCGAGACGAACGCGCCGCCGACTCGACGTCGAGCGAGTGAGCGGCGTCGACTACCCGTTCGCCATCGTCCCGTGCCTGATGCTCTCGCAGGTCAAGGCAACGAGCGTCGTCGTGTACGCCGTCCTAGCCGAGCACGCGAACGCCGACCAGGAGTGCTGGCCGTCGGTGGGAAGAATCGCGCAACGTGCGAACGTCACCCCATCGACGGTCCGCTCTGCGGTACAGGAACTCGAACGAGCGGGGTGGCTCGTCGTGCGAGGACGTGTCACAGACGACGGACGACAGACGTCGAACCTCTACAAGATTCGGCGCATCCAGAACTCAGACCAGACCCCCCAAATATCTACAGGGTCCCCCTCTAACAAACGTCAGAGTCCCCCCCGAAATAACAAGGGACGAACTAGACCCAATGAACCAGATCTATCTAACAACAAACGACCGAAATATCGAACAGCCCAGGAGACCAGAGAGATGCTCGACGAGAACGAAGCCGACGATCCTATCGACGATCCTCGCAGTCGTGTTCGCAGCGTGCGCGACGAGTTGCGCGGCTGACGACCCGATCACACAAGCAACCCCAACAACGTCGACTACGACCTCGACGACGTCGACCACGACCGCAGCACCCTCGACGACTACGACCACGACGACGACCACTACGACGACGACCACGTCGACGACGTCGACCGTGCCCGTCACGACGACTCGATCTACGACACGCGACGATGTACCGACTCCGATTCTGGAAGCAATCCAGAGTCTGTGGCCCGAGAACCAATGGAACCGAGCGCTCAGAGTTGCGTTCTGCGAATCCACCTACCGGCTCGACGCAGCGAACCCGACGTCGTCTGCTCGTGGAGTGTTTCAACTACTCGCACCGTGGACCCGTGACCCCGGCTCCGGCCGCACCGTCTGGGGCTGGCACTACACCGACGACGGCGAGAAGCTCTCCGCTGCTGCGAGTCTCGGGATCTCCGAGGCCGACGCCCGCTACGGCTACGGCAACATCGTCGTCGCTTACGAGATCTGGCAACGGTCCGGATGGTCGCCGTGGAACGCGTCTCGAAGCTGCTGGGCGGGATCATGAAGCGCTCCGGACCGATCCAACGCAAGACACCCATGCGACGCGTGTCGAAGAAGACAGCGAAGCGCAACCGTGACCGCTCTCGGTTCCGGCTTGAACAACTCGCCGAGCGACCCCGCTGCGAATCACGCGACACGATCTGGACGATCGAGCCAACGTGGGACGGCTGCACTCGATGGGCGACCGACCTTCACGAGCCGCTAACTAGAGCGCGTGGCGGCAGCGTGCTTGACGCATCGAATACAGTGGCGACATGCCGAGCGTGCCACGAATGGATCCACCGCTTCCCGATGAAGGCAACGCAGATTGGTCTGCTGCAATCGGCCGCCGCTGGACCCTGACCCACTTCGACGACGTACTGACCGTCAACAAGGAACGAAGCTCGCACTGGTCGACTCGTTCGTCGGTCGTGAAAGCGTGGCGTGAGGCATTCGCATGGCTTGCGCTCACGTCACCGATCCCGACGAACGGATCGATCGGCGCGTGCCATATCGACGCCATACCGCTGACTACGACTCGACGTCGACAAGACGTCGGCGCTTGCCTGCCTGTCGTCAAAGCAGCGATCGAAGGGCTAGTCGACGCAGGTGTCTGGCCCGACGACGATCCCGACCACGTTCTGTCGATTCGGTTCTGGCCGCAGCAACTCGCCGCCGACTCGGGCCTGCGACTCGTGGTCTCAACAAACAAATAGTGGCAAGACTTGATAAAGGCTGGTAGTCTGCACACATGCAGAACACAGCTACCACAGAGTCCACCATCCGGTTCCCGATCTCCGAGCAGTTCACACTGAGAGAGTTCAAGAACCGCATTCGCCCGCTCGCTCATCGCTGCGCCCAGATGGAAGGCATCAACCGCGCAGCGTTCGAGATCGACATCCGCGCAATCCCCGTCGCAACAAACGATCTGCCGACCCGAGACGAAGCGTTCCCCGAGGGCGACGACCTCGACGGCCACCTCCGCATCAATGACAAGAAGGGCTACCTGCAACGAGCAGGCGTGCTGCAGC